TTTAAAACCTATTGATAAAAAAGGTAAAGATAAAAGAGTTGGTTTTGAACCAGATAAAGAAGACAATGACGAAAAATAAACATTGACATTTAAGTCAATGTATGTTATATTATAAACAAATATTAAGGAGATATTATGCAAGAAGTGAAGTTATTAAGACTATCTACAGGTGAAGATGTAATCGCTAAAGTAGGTGAAAACGATCAAGGTATAAGTTTACATAAACCTTTTGTAATCATACCACAACAATCCGCACCAGGACAACCAATACAATTGATGATGTCGTTGTATAATGCTTTTGGTAAAAGTGATACAATCACAATAAGCAAAGACAAAATTGTTTTTACTACAGAACCAAAAGATGATCTTGTCAAATCGTATGAACAAAATACAAGTAAAATTATTACATCAAAACCTGGTCTAATTACAGAAAACTCAATAACAAAACTGTAGTGATAACAGTAAACTTTAAACGAGGACAGGAAACAATTTCAGTCCAAGTTGACGAAGGGGTAACTATCATGGAAGCCGCCAGAGATTATGGCAATCTTCCAGAGGTTCCTGGCGACTGTGGTGGCTGTTGCGCTTGTGCAACTTGTCATATTAAGATAGACGAATCTTGGATAAGTAAGGTTGGTAAGTTAGATGAGAGTACAAATGAAGGTGCTCTTATTGAATATGAAAAAAACTATGATCCTAATTTCAGCCGATTAGGTTGTCAAATTGAATTAGGCAAAGAACATGATGGTTTGATTATAAATTTACTTGACAATTACAAAATTTAGTGTTATAATAAACTATGATGACTGTTGAATTAATAGATATAATGGGAAATGACTTATCGGTAGTAAATGCTGCTAGAGTAAGTTATTCAAAGACTAAAAAATCATTTGATATATCTGATGAGAAACTTATCAAGTATCTCGCAGAACATAATCACTGGTCACCTTTCGCACACGCAAGTTTACAATTTAGAATTAAAGCACCAATTTTTGTTGCAAGACAATTAGTAAAACATCAAATTGGATTGACTTGGAATGAAGTCAGCAGACGTTATGTAGATTTCCCACCTGAACTATACAAACCAGACTCATGGAGAGGTAGACCAAAGAACTCTAAACAAGGCAGTGATGGTGAGATAGAACTAGATCAAACAATTAATTATAATATGGAAACAGCCATGGAGAGTTGTCTTATACTTTACAATACACTATTACAAAAAGGTGTAGCACCAGAACAGGCACGTATGGTATTACCTCAATCAATGATGACTGAATGGTATTGGTCAGGAACATTATACGCATTTTCTAGGGTGTGTAATTTAAGATGTAAACCAGATACCCAAAAAGAAACTAGAGATGTTGCAGGTGAGATGTATAAAATATGTGATGAGAAGTTTCCATACAGCTGGAAATATTTAACAAAATAAATTATGATATTAAAAATAGTGAACAAATACACGGCGGCAGAGTTTGTTTCTACAAGACACTATTCAGCAGTGATGCCCAGATTGACAAAATATTACCTAGGTTATTATGATAATGAGGAGTTAGTTGGCGTGATTACATTTGGTTGGGGTACAAGACCTAAACATACAATACAAAAGTTATTTCCAGAACTAGACACAAAAGATTATTACGAGATAGGTAAGATGTGTTTAGATGATAAACTACTTAGGAATAGCGAATCACAATTACTATCTTCAGCAATAGCTTGGTTAAAAGAAAACACTACTATAAAATATTTATTTACTTGGGCTGACGGTTTAGTTGGTAAACCTGGTTATGTATATCAAGCTGCTAATTTTTTATATGGTGGTTTTTCATTTACAGATACATATGTTTCAGAAACAGGTGAAAAAATACACCCAAGAACAATACAAGGAATAATACCTAATACTAAAAATTGTAAAGTAGGTATGAGACCAAATCCTGAACAATTAATAGAATTAAAATTAAGTAGAGTTAAGGGTAAACAATTTAGATACATTTATCCTATGAATAAAAAATATAGAAGATGGTTAAAAAAATCTACAACAGAATGGACAACTAACTATCCAAAGGGTAAAGATTTAGTATGGAAGATAAAAAAACCAGGCGAAAAAGATTATACAACAACGACCAAAATGCCATTTGACTTATCAAAGGAATATGTGTATAATAAGAAGAATGTAGAATCGTTTAAAAGAGGGACCTTAAGTGAATTTTTATAAAAATGTTATTGAACATAGAGGCAAGTTACTTATTCGTGGTATACACGAGGGTAAAGAATATAAAAATAAAATAGACTTTCAACCAACACTATATGGAATTACACAAGAAAAAACAAACTTTAAAACACTAAAAGGTCAACATCTTAAACCAATTAATTTTGGTAGTATCTCAAAAGCAAGAGAGTTTAAAAAAACTTATAATACTGGTAACTCACCATTATATGGTATGGACCGTTACCAGTATCAGTATATTGCAAACGAATATCCTGAAGATATGATATTCGATAAAGATCAGATTAAAATATTTACAGTTGATATAGAGTGTACTGCTGAAAATGGTTTTCCTGATATAGATAATCCAACAGAAGAACTACTAGCAATCACAGTTAAAAACCAATCTAATAAACAAATTATAACTTGGGGTATAGGTGAATTTAAAACAGATAGATCAGATGTAACTTATATAAGATGTAAGAATGAGAAGTCTTTGATTATGGAGTTTATGAAGTTTTGGATTAAGAATTATCCAGATGTTATTACTGGGTGGAATACTAAATTTTTTGATATACCTTATTTGTTTAATCGTATTAGAAACATAGTAGATGAAAAGGTACTTAAAAAGTTTTCACCCTGGAATATTGTTGAAAAAGAAACAGTCTTTGTAAGAGGCAGACCACAAATTTATTATAATATTTTTGGTATTTCTATGTTAGATTACCTAGACTTATATCAAAAGTTTATTCCAACGAAACAAGAAAGTTATAAACTTGATTATATTGGTAAAGTAGAACTTGGTTTACCTAAAGATGATAACCCTTACGATACATTTAGAGAGTGGTATACAAAAGACTATCAATCGTTTATTGATTATAACATTAAAGATGTTGAGATTGTTGACCAACTAGAAGACAAATTAAAACTAATTGAACTAGTCTTAACAATGGCGTATGAAGCCAAAGTAAATTATACTGATGTATTCTCACAAGTAAGAATGTGGGATATGTTAATTTACAATTACTTGAAAAAAGATAATGTAATGATTCCTCCTAAACAGGATAATATTAAAGATGATAAGTACGAAGGTGCTTATGTAAAAGACCCTATCACAGGTATGCATAATTGGATTGTATCATTTGATATTAACTCACTATACCCACATTTGATTATGCAATATAATATCTCACCTGAAAAAATTATTGGAGTAGAACCATCTGGCATATCAGTTGATAAATTGTTAAACCGTGCGACACTGTTAACACATTTAAAAGCTGAAGGTGCTTGTATCACACCAAACGGTGCTAAGTTTAAAGTAGATAGTCCAGGATTTCTACCTAGACTTATGGAGAGTATGTACAATGATAGGGTTAAGTATAAGACTTTAGAGTTTCAAGCAAAACAAGAATATCAGAAAACAAAAGATAAAACATTATTAAAAGAAATATCTCGTTGTCATAACATACAATGGTCAAAGAAGATTGCTCTAAACTCTGCTTATGGTGCTATTGGTAATCAATACTTTAGATATTATGATGTAAGACAAGCAACTGCTATAACATCAGCTGGTCAATTCGTAATTCGTTTTATTCAAAAAAATGTAAATGAATATATGAATAAGATTTTAAAATCAACAAATGAAGTTGACTATATTGTTGCGTCAGATACAGATTCAATTTATTTGTGTTTAGATAAACTAGTTGAAGCAACTTGTAAAGACAAATCAAAAGCTGATACATTAAAGTTTTTAAATAAAGTTGTTAATAGTAGAATTGAACCATTTATTGATAAGTGTTTTGAAGAACTTGCTGATTATACCAACGCAATTAAACAAAAAATGGTAATGAAACGAGAAGTGATAGCAGACAAAGGTATATGGACAGCTAAAAAAAGATATATCTTAAACGTGTTAGATGAAGAAGGTATTACATTTGATGAACCTAAATTAAAGATTATGGGTATTGAAGCTGTAAAATCATCAACACCTGAAGTTTGTAGAGGAAAGATTAAACAAGCAATTAAACTTATTGTGACTAAAGGTGAAGATGAACTACAAGCATTTGTTGCTGAATTTAAGAAAGAGTTTTATAAAATGACTGCAGAACAAATATCTTTTCCTAGGTCTTGTAATAATTTAAAGAAGTATAAAGATAGTAATAGTATCTTTATCAAAGGTACTCCTATTCACGTTAAAG